TATTGTCATCAAAATGTATTCTTACCCAACACTTATCAACTTTAACTCCGTAAAGCATTGTAAAGTCAGGTGAGTTTCGAAGATCTACTGGATCAACATTTAGTAAAGGTTTAGATACTTGACTAGGTTTATAAATGTCACCCCAAGAATCTTTATTAACTAAATTAATACCATAATCTAGACCAATAAAGTCTCGCATATATGTATTTAACATATCCCAAGTTCTTGAGAATGGAAATTGTTTATTAGTAAATGATGATTGTAAAATATCGTTAGTAAGTTTTTCTTGGTCTATCTCAAAACCTTTTGGCATATCAACATCGCCAAAAAATAAGCTTTGTTCACTTAAAACATTCTTTTGCATACCACCACTATATATAAATTATGCTTTAGAGTCTGTCAAATCCCAAGTTGTGTTAGTTTCATTCCATACGAAAGACCACATATGAGTATTAGCTGTGTTTTGTGAAGTCTGTTCTTCTGTTAATGCTGGAGCATCTCCTATTGGTGATTTCCAAGAAGCTGATTCGATGTGTTTTACCCAAGATGCATATGGTTTTTTAGGCCAAAAGATATTGTTATCTTCATCCCATTCATAACCTATACCTGCATAGTTACCTCTAAATGCTTTTAAATCGTCACCTGATGAATGTTTATTACCTGATGTATTGTAAGATGTTTGAATCCACATTTGTGCAGGCCAATTATTATGTGTTTCTAAATATTGTTGACCTACTGATTCATCTTCAACACCATCAGCATTTAACATATCACCATTATTCAAAGTAAGTACTTGAATAACTTTACTGTTAGCTCCTAATTTTGCAAAATGTGCCATAATTATCTCCTATTATATATTAAGTTTTAAAGTTAGTAAATACATCCTATTTTATTGAAATTTATATCTAATAATAACAATACCTGAACCACCAGCATAATAACCTCCACCACCACCACCAGTGTTTGTTGTTCCAGCAGATCCAGGACCACCATTAGTGTTTCCTCCATTACCACCACCACCAGGACCACCTGCACCTCCACCGGAAGGACCGTTTCCTCCACCACCACCTGCAAGAGTTACTGGAGAACCTGTTATTGAATTTGTTGAACCATTACCGCCAGCACCACCATTAGTACCTGGACCTGGAGTTGGGGAATTTGCTCCTACACCTCCAGCACCACCTCCGCCACCACCAGCTCCAACAGTTGAACCTCTTGATCCACCACCAACACCACCATTATTTCCTTGAGGTGGAGAAACTGGTGGAGTATTACCTGAACCTGCAGCTTTTGCAGATCCTGTTGGGCCTGGATTGGCAAAACTACCTCCACCTCCTGAACCACCTGGTTGACCAACACCAGTCGATGATCCATCACCTCCTTCAGCGCCACCTCCGCCTCCTGTTGATGTAATTGTACTAAAAACTGAATTTCCACCTTTACCTCCTGGATTACCTGAAGGAACAAAAGATCCTCCAGCCCCTACTGTAATTGGATATCCTTGTGCTGCAATCGGAAAAGCTCCTGCATTACATCCAGGACTTGGAAAAGTTGTTCTATGTCCACCTGCTCCACCACCTCCAGAATAATAAGCAGCTCCTCCTACACAAGTACTACCTGCTGCTCCACCTCCTGCAACAACTCGATAGTCTACATTACTTCCACCTCCAGCTGGGTTTCCTATTTGTGAAACACAAAAAGTGCCAGGACCTGTAAAAGTATGAATCTTGAAATTTCCATCTTCTGTAATTGTTCCACCTGTAGCAGTAGTAAACAATTCTTGTTGAGAAATGTTTGATGCTTTAGATTGATCTACTAACAACCAACCTCTTGTTGAATCCACATAAAATAATGTCGCTGCAGTCCCTTCAACAGTGATATCAAACAATTCTGTTGAACCTTGAATTTTATTTCCATTTGCATTTAATGTTGCTTTGTTTGTATCGAATGTATCTGCATAATCTTTTACAGCAATTAAATCTCCAGCAGATGGTGATGAGGGCAGTGTAATTGTAATTTGTCCAGATGTAGTATTTAAAAAATATCCTTCGTTACTTGAAGCTGTAAAGCTAGTTGTTTTTATAGATCCTGTTTGCCAATCAATAGTTCCTTGTAATCCTGAAATTGTTCCTGTTGTATTATTTATTGTACCACCAGAGATACCTGCAGTTGTCAAAGTACCTGAACTTGTAATTGTTCCTGAGTTGGTAAGATTACTAACAGTTAAAGTTCCTGCATTATTTATATTTGTTCCAGACGTAACAGTCACTGTATCACCACTATCACCAACAGTGGTTGTTGTCCCTTTTCTTGGACTAATTTTATTTGTCTTAAATTCACTCATAGCTATTGAAATTTATAACGAATTGCAACAATACCTGAACCACCTCCACCTCCAGGAAAAACTCCCGAAGGAACCACTCCTGGTCCTGCTCCACCACCTGATCCAGTGTTTGCACTAGCTGCAGTACCTCCTGAAGGTGTTGAGCTTCCTGCACCTCCACCTCCACCTGAACCACCAGCAGATCCACCGCCTCCGCCAGCTCTTGTAACAGGTGATCCTGTTATTGAAGTTGTAACTCCTGATCCACCTCCTTTTCCTGCTGGTCTTGGATTACCTGCACTAGCTGCTCCTCCACCACCTGCTCCATTATAAGGATTTACAGATGGGGATGGATTGGCACCTCCTGGGTTTCCTTGAGGAGGACTTACAGGGGGTGTGTTTCCTGTTCCACCAGTGGCTGGGCCACCATAACCTGCACCACCACCAGAACCTCCTGGAGTTCCTGATGGTCCAGCATGTGTTCCACCTCCACCACCTGCTGATGTTATAGATGAAAAAATTGAATTACTTCCTGCTCCTCCAGTTCCTCCGTCTCCTGGACCACCACCTCCAGCGCCTACTGTAATTGGATATCCTTGAACCGATACTGTTAAAGCTGTTGGAGTTGCTAAAGGGCTTGCAGTATAAGGCCCTGAAACAGGAGTCGAATGTGATTCTCTAAAACCACCAGCGCCACCACCGCCTCCAGATCCTCCACCACCTCCACCACCTCCAGCTAAAACCATATAATCTACGGAATTAGAACCAGTTGCTCCACCAGCACAACTAACACAAAATGTTCCAGGACCTGTAAAAACATGAATTTTATAGTCTCCAGATGTTGTTACAGTTCCACCTGTTGCTGTAACAAAAAGCACTTGCTCAGTAATATCTGATGCTTTTGATTGACCAACTGATAACCAACCTTTTGTTGCATCTACATATAACAAAATTATTGCTAAACCTTCTGTAGTAATCTCAAAATTATTTGCTATTCCTTGGATGTTAGAACCATTTCTACCTATTATAATTTTATTTGTATCTGCTGTATTTGCGTAATCTTTAACACCAACAATATCACCAGCTGAGGGTGAGGCAGGGAGTGTTACTGTTATTTGTCCACTTGTAGTATTAACAAAATATCCTTCACCTGCTGTTGCAGTAAAGCCTGATGTCTTGATTGTAGTTTGCCAATTAACCGAACCATCAAGGGTACCAGATATTGTACCACCTGAAATTGTTCCTGTGTTTGTGATTGTACCAGAGTTTGTTAGAGTTCCTGAGTTTGTGATTGTAGTTGAGTTTACAGTTCCAGAATTTGTTATATTTGCACTTGGTGCCGTAACTGTTGATCCTGCTGGAATAGCTATAGTATCACCACTGTCTCCGAGTGTGACTGTGCCACAATCTGCTGTTGGTGTAATTTTGTTAACTTTAACTTCACTCATATTACCTATTGAAATTTATACCTTATTATTACTATACCTGAACCACCACCAACTGAAACACCACCTGTATTATTATTTCCTCCAGCACCACCACCTGTATTAATAGTTCCACCTGTTCCTGATGAACTAGGAAATAATCCTCCCTTACCTCCACCACCAGCTCCAGGTTGTCCTACAGAAGGCGCAGGCACGTTTGCAGTTGCACCACCTCCACCACCAGCAAAATATCTTGATGATCCTACAGGACCGGGAGTTCCATAACTTGGAGCAGTTGGACCTATAAAATCGTCTGCTAAATATGCACCAGCACCACCATCACCACCTCCTCCAGGATTAACTCCATTTCCACCAACAGCACTTGCTCCACCTCCACCACCTGAAGAATAACTTCCTGCTGGAGGAGTTCCATCTCCACCATCTGTACCTTGTGATGGACTTACTGGAGGTGTATTACCTGATCCACCATTTCTAGGTGTACTCGGCCCAGAACCACCACCTCCACCTGAACCTCCTGGACTTCCTTGACTATTTCCCGCTGGAGGACTTGTACCAAAACCTTGAGAACCTACTCCACCACCAGTAGATGTTATTGTTGAAAAACTTGAATTTGAACCATTAGCAGTTGGACTACTTCCACCTCCTGCACCAACTACTATTGGATATGCCTGTGCTGTAACTGGTAAAGCTGCTGGACCATTCAATGGATTAGCTGTAGGAGTTGTACAAGCTCTACTTCTCCAACCACCTGCTCCACCGCCACCAGCACCATAACCACCATTACCTCCACCACCTGCTACTACCATATACTCTACTGTATTAGAACCTGCAGGAGTTCCACCTTGTGAAACACAAAAAGTTCCAGGGCCTTTAAAAATTGCTATTTTATAATCTCCGTGAGTTACTTGTGTATTACAAGAACCAGTTACACAAGCTACAATATGATTACTTACACCAGTAGCATTTATTGTTGTACCATCTACATTTTTCCATCCTCTTGTAGAATCTACATAAACTAAAGTTATGGCAACACCATTTGTAGTATTTTCATAATCAAAAGCTTGACCATTAATTTTTTCTGAACCATTCGCACTTATTGTTATTTTATTAGTTCCAAAAGTATTTGCATAATCTGAAATTGATACAATTGCTCCAGCACTTCCTGCTGGTAAGTTAACTGTGAAAGCTCCGCCACTTGTATTACAGAAATACCCTTCACCATTTGCAGCTGTGAAAGTTGCTGTTTTAATTGACCCTGTCTGCCAATCCACTGTTCCTGTTCTTCCAAAACCTGTTTGCGATGCACCTGATGCGAGAGTAACGGTATCACCACTTGCACCAATAGTAATTGTATTACTATTTTCATTGATAATGTTATTACCGTCTTGATCCTGAATATTGTCTACTTTAATTGTACTTGTCATAATTATTGAAATTTATACCTTATTATTACTACACCAGAGCCACCATTTCCAGCTTTAGCTGCTGGTGAAGAAGTTCCTGTGTTTCCACCACCTCCACCACCTCTGTTAGTAGTTCCATCTCCAGCGTTTCTATCTATAGGTGGACTTGCTGCTGGCGCAGAAGTTGCTCCAACTCCACCTGTTCCACAAGGAGAAGCTGCTCCGCCTGCTGCAGAAGTTGGTCCATTTTGCGCTCCACCTCCAGCACCACCTGCATATGAAACTGCACTTCCTGTAATTGCTGTTGGTACACCTACAGCTCCATTACCTGCGGAGTTGTTATTACCAACAGGTGTTTGTGTTGCTGCAGCACCTGCACCACCACCTCCACCACCTTTTCCATTTAAACCTGGTTGACCACTACTTCGACCACCATCTTGTCCTTGAGGTGGACTAACAGGAGGTGTATTTCCCGATCCTCCCGTTCTACAAGCAGTTGCACCACCACCACCACCTCCAGATCCACCTGGATCTCCATTTCCAGAACTTGGTGGTCCACCACCACCGCCACCACCAGCTGATGTTATACTTGAAAAAACTGAATTAACTCCATTTGCTCCAGGAGTACAAGAACCGGTTACACCGGTTCCACCTCCACCCACTGTAATTGGAAAGCCTGTTGCTGTAATTGATATATCTGCTGCTCCTTCTAATGGACTAGCTGTATAAGTATCTACAGGTGATTTATTTTCTCTAAATCCTCCTGCTCCACCGCCGCCACCACCATTTCCTCCAGAACCTCCTGCTCCACCACCAGCTATAACTGCATAACTTACTGTATTTTCTGCAGCCACAGTTGATATTTGAGAAACACAAAAAGTTCCTGGGCCAGTGAATGTATGAATTTTAAAATCTCCAGAAGTTGTTATTGTACCACCAGTTGCAACTATGAATTGGCTTCCTGTAACTGAATTAGATGTTTCTTGAACATTAATCCAACCTTCTGTTGAATCAACATATACGAAAGTTGCTGTTTGACCTTCAGTAGATAATGTTGCATCTGCTGCAACACCACCAATTTTTTCCGATCCATTTGGACTAACTGTTAAATTATTTGTTTGAAAAGTTCTTGTGTAATCTGAAACTGCAACAACTGCACCAGCACTACCTGCTGGAAGATTAACAGTAAATGCTCCTCCACTTGTATTACAAAAATACCCCTCTCCTGCTGCCGCAGTAAACGTAGCTGTTTTAATACTTCCTGTTTGCCAAGACACAGCTTGAACTCCAGATACTTTAGATGCAGATAGTGTTGCACCTGACGGAATTGTTACTGTATCACCAGAAGCACCTAGTGTTAATGTAGTTCCGCATTGTGGTTCAACTGTATTTACTTCTATTTTACTCATTAAATAATTACCAATGTACCTGTTGCTGTTATTGTTCCTGTAATTGTTACTGGACCTGCTAATACACCTGAGTCCATTGTTTGAACTTCATCTAATGTAGATGCATGAGTTACAACATAACCTGTAGCTTCCATTACAGGGGACATTGCTTTCTTTGCAGGGATAGTACAAAATACTTCTTTTGCTCCTGAACCAAAATCTATTTTAGATGTGTTTCCTGATGAATTACTTATCACTTCAGTTCTTGCTAAAGTATCTGGAGAGGCATCGGTAACTGTACCAATACCAACTTCAAACTTATCTGTACCTGTTTCTGCAATACAATAATACGTAGTATTAGTTGTACCAACTCCAGCTACAAAAGTAATGAAATCCTGTGAAGCACCAGCAAGGTTCAACGTTCCCGTTCCCGAGGTAGTGCTTGTCTCTTTAACTCTATCGTTAATGACAAGTGCCATCTAAACCTCTCCTTACGTTAATCTTAGTATTGCTGCTGATGTTGTAAATGCTGGAAACTGAATTGTAAATGTTCCTGCAGTTGCAGTTTTATTACCACCAAAATCTAAAACACAAACAGCGTCAGTAGTATTTGAACCACCGTTGGTTGTTGTATTATAAATTAATGCACCTCGAGCTGTAAGTGTTACACCTGTAAATGATAAATCAGCAAAGTCAGTAATAGCTACTGATGATGACACCTTAACACCTTGATTAACAAGTGCTGAACCACCTGCTGTATATTGTCCTGAATTAGAAACTTCAGATCCAGTTGCTCCTAAGTTTGGTGAATAATTTGTAGTTGATTTACCTAATGTTGCAGTGTCTTTATACAGTGCTAATTTATATGTATCTGTTCCTGCATCAAAATCGTGACTTCCTTGTAGTAGCTCTTTTTTAAAACTATCACAAATTGCGTTTGTTGTTATTGCCATAATATTTCTCCTTTAAATTTAATTGTTTGGTGACGGTGAAGGTACTTTAACCCTTGGTACACCATCATCATATTCTGCACGTCTTCTTCTCCCCATTTGTTGAAGAGCAAAATTCTGTATACTTTCATTATACTTACTTTTATATAGATTGTACATATCCATAGGTCCTTTAAGATAAGCAAAAGCTTCCGTTAATACACCATCTAAAAGTAATCCTTGCTGGTATTCTGATAAATAAGTATTATTAGTAGAGGTAAAACTTGGTGGTGTAATAATATAATTTAGTTGTACTCCATAAGCTTGATCTGGTGTTGGAGCTACAACAATTGAAGACTCATCCCAATTAGCATAGTATTTAGGTAGTCCTGTTGTGCCACTACCATTATATTCTGATATAAAACTTGTGTCTCTTTTTTCTAAAAAAGTTCTAGCACTAGTAATACTAGTGTCTGCAAATACTTGTAATGATCTAATAACTAAAAAATCTGCAGGCGTTACTAAATATCTTTTGTTTGCAGTGAATGATGAAGTTGCGTATTTTCTTGTGTCATCATAATCCACGGCTCCTGCTACATTTAATTCTGTGTTTCTTATGAATTGACCAATAATAGTATCACTCAATACATTTGAATCTACTTCTGTGTAGTTTCGAACTTGTGTTAAAAAATCTGAATAAGTTATAGCCATTATGTAATACTCACTGTTATATTTCCTATAGTTGAAATTAATTCTCGTCTTCTATTTTGTAATGATGGATCTTCTGGAAACATACTTGATATAGAAGTAGTAATTCCATTTGATGTAACTTGAGTTGACTGTGTTCCAAAAGCAAAATCTCCTGGTAAAGTTAAATTAGC